GAGGGCTTTTAATCCCTGTTTGGCTTGGCCGGTTCCCTGCTTCACCTCGCCGAGCCGACGGACAAACATTTCCATTCCTTTATAAAATGCCTCCGTCGATATGCCGGATAAATCCGCCTCGTGCCCAAACGCAGATAAAAATTCCGTGCTCACGCCTAAGCGGTCAGACAATTTTGCAATCGCATCAACAGACTCCATGCTTTTTTTTGTCATCAATACCAATCCGCCTGCAACAGCCGCTCCGCCTGCCGCCGCAAGCATGCCCGCCCGACGAATCGATCGATTTAGAGCATCCGCAGATTTCCCGATGATGCCGAATTTTTGCGATGCCTTATCGCGGGCTTGTATGATGATGTCAACTTTTTCTGCTGCCATTACCAGTCCAATTGCTTGAGTTTATATTTCCACTGCATTTTTTTGTTCTGAATCAGCCGATGCGCGCTGATAAACGAGACGGTCTGATCCATCACGCCGCCGGCAATCGGCGGAAGACCGTCCGCAAATAAATCACTGATCTCCAGTATCTGCCAGGTCTCTGCATCAATAATACGCAGAGGGCATTCTGCAATCTCAATTTGTCCGGTTTGTCCGCACACCATACAATTTATCGCCTCTCCCTCGCACGCCGGACACTCCATTATTAAGGGTTCCTGGCTGGTGACTGGCCGCCGGCATGTTCCGCGCCCGATGCAGGATCGGCAGACACCGCCGTACCGGAGGCCGCACGCGAGGAGGATTTTTTTTTATCAACGATCGTGAGCGTTTGTTTCTCATTTCGCGCCAAAATCAATTCCCAAATTTCCTCCAAAGTTAGCAAATCATCTAACGGCACTGATCCAAATTCGGGATTGCCCGGAATATTTTCCCAACCGGCCAATCCTTCCGCCGCCGCTGACAGCACATCCGCGTAATACTGATCGCCGTTTTTTGGCTTTCCGTCCTCGTCTTTATCGCTGATCCAGCGGTCGACCTGCCGCTGCTGCCGCATCGTTAAAAAGCGATAGATAAATGTAGGCGGCAGCGGGTTGGCCGCATCCATCTGGAGCACAATGCGGATTGTTTCGTTCGGATCAATTGCTATCATGCTTGCTTTCTTTCCCCTTTTCTTTCTTTTCTTTTTTCAAAAGATACTCTTGCTTGGCTTCCGGACTTAGAGCAGCAGCGATTATCATAATTTGCGCATCGCTCGCATTGGCCAATCCGCCGTGTTTATTGCGTATGGCCTGGATCAATTCCGTCATGTTCATTTTTTTATCCTTTCATTTTTTTATGTGACTGTGATTGTGATGGCATTATCGCCGGCGTTATTGATCACTTCACCGACCGCGTCGTAAGTTAAAATCCCATCCCGATCGCCCTCCGGGATGTCTTTATAACGCACTTTGGGCAGCGAAAATGTTATAGTATCTGAGCCATCGTTAAATGAAAACTCAATCGCAGCGGTCGTCCCTGCAAGCCATATCCCGTTAATGTCATACGATGCAACAGTCTCCGCCTCCAAATCAAAACTGATCTCCGGCGTTGCGTCCGTAATTAGATATGTACTGATTCCGCCCGTCGCATTGGGATCCCACTCCGGCACGAGGGTCTGGCCGCAGTTAAGGGTGAGGCGGCTGATCTTTTTGGTCGCTGAGCCAATTTTAAAAGAGCCGCCCTGAAACAGCATAGGCGTTTTGCCGCTCACACTTTCCGACGGAAGAGCGCTGTCCGTTGGAGTTTGCCAAATTCCGGAAAACTCAAAATTGAGCATGCATCGCTTGCCGGTCTCTGCGGTAATCTCCAACGTCCCCATCGCTCCGGCAAGTCCCTTTTTGACGCCGTCCTCGTAAACATCAAAGCTGGCCGTCTTTTGATTTGCCGTACTGGATGTTGGGAATGTATAAGATTCCGACGATTTTAAAAATCCGCAGCATTGCAGCAGGATTGCAAGACCGGCCTCCAACCCGTTCGTTCCGGTGGCGCATAGCTCGCTGCTGAATGTAAGCTGTCCGCTGCGCTCGCTTAGGACTCCTGCATCCTCAATCCCAATTCGAGTCCCGTTGCCGCGGCGCTCCTCAAACGTGGAGGTCGGTTTGATAATCGGATCAAATACACGTATAGCTTGCGTGCCGGCAATCTTCGTACCCTTGGTGGTTTCAAGGACACATTGAATAACTTTCTTTCGCGCTAATAAGACCATACAACATCCTTTCGGTTTTGATTTTTATTTAACCTATTAAATAAGGATCTCCAAATTTTGTCCTGTACAGCACCTGGAATGGGACTGCAATTCCAGGAAACTCCTCATCGCGGCTGAAATACAGCGGAAGCAGTGTTGTATCAATTGCTAATCCGCCGCGTGTAACATCCGCCATCAAGGCGGACTGCAAATCCGCCGCCGCTCGAATGCATCGCGTATCCAGACTTATGTTATCCGATTCGCCGCCGAATTGCAAAATCAGACAATCAAACCGCTGTCGCCGCTCGTCGGTATTCAGCGCTTCCGTTTCGGAATTTTCCTCATCCTCATAAATCATAAGCACTTTATTTTCTTCTGGCGTCACGTCCATCCAGTCTACTAATTTTGGACGCACGCAGGATAAGGCCTGCCAATAGCCGGCCTCAACTGTAATCGAGTTGATAACAGACTCGATGTTTTGCGCTATCCGCTCAACGACCGGCTCTGTTTCCTGGGCAACGGAAATCCAATCGATCTTTGCAAAATTAAACACGCTGATTACGATATATTTATCTTGAGCGATCGTAAAAGATTCAGTTTTAAAACCTGCCTCCCTATACTCTGCAATTTTAACCCCTCCATTAAAAATACTGCACACACCATTCAGGGCTGTTATTTTCATCCGCAGAACAAACGTCTCGCCGACATTTGCATCGACATAAGATTGTCTTAAAATGGCGCCGCCGCTCATAGTCGTAAAGACGGCCTCTCCAGCCGCCCAGTTAATACCTTCACCATCCTTCTCCCAGTAGGCCAAATCATCGTCAAAGCCGCCGTTCTTCAGTTGTTCTCGCGTCCATTTTCCCATTTATCCCGTCGCCCTCCAATTTAAAATCCGATGGATGCGCCGTGAGATATTGTATTCCAGATTGCTGGATGTATGTGTTTTTATTTTTGCGGACATCGCCGGCGAGTCAGAAATTACCTTTGCCGGAGACGGACCTTCCAATCGTGTAATCGGTTTTCGCGGGACAAGCCCGCTGGGCCCTTTGCCGCGTACTCGTATCCATACATTTTTGGCGCCTTTGACCTCCTGAATAAATGCGTGCAGAATAGATTTTCGGCCGCCTCTGCGTGTAATTTTGTATCCAACCCCCTTTGATGTTTGCCGCGCTGAAAAATGAATCAGCCCGGGCCGCCGTCCGGAGATGGAAATCATCGCTGATTGTTTCGTCCTCTTTGCCTTGCTGATTTTCAATAAACTTTTTATATAACTTTTCTTCAAGTTCAATTCTTTGTAAAGTTCATTGGCTGCGTAATTGCGGGCATCTTTAGCCGTATCATTGATCGCCCCGGCCATGGCCGTCGGCATTTCCTTTGGAAACTCCCTGAGCAGCCGCTGTATCTGCGCCATTTGCATGCGATTTATTTTTATCTCTATATCAATCATATTTTATCGCACCTGATACCGCACCATGCCGGCATCCTGCTCAAGTATTTTGGTAATCGGCCTTTCTTCCGCAATATCGCTGACGCGGAATGGGATCATTACGCTGTATTTACCGCGCTCAAATTCATTGCTGCTGATTCCGTCTGTTCTGCTGTTTTTTACGAGGATGGAGATTCCAGCCCCTTTGCCTGGAGCCGCATTGCCGGACAGGGCGGCCTCGGAATCGTAATCGATAATCGCAGAGATAACTCTGTCATCACCACCAGACACCTTGATCGTCACTGGCTCGCCAAAGGCAGCCAAAAAATCATTGGCCGACATCAAAATTAAATCAGAAAAACTCACAATCCGCTTACGACCTTATCGATCATATTGCGCTCGTCCGACCACCGAAACTCAATCACCGTGTCGACAGAGTCCGTCACCGCCGGAGCGGCAGACTCAATAAGCATCAAAAGATAATTGCCAGTCGGCAAAGTGTCCGGAGGGACGATGTAGTAGCCATAGCATGTTGCGTCAAATGATACGGCATTCCAGGTATCCGCATAGGAGGCCGTGCTGCTGAGCGTGTTATTAACAAAGTCCCAGGTACGCACGGTATCACCTTCGATGTTTACGATCTTGTATTTCCACGCCGCCGACTGCGGACGCAGAAACGGGATGCGCTTCCAGGCCACGGAGTATTCCGCGTTGCCGGCTGCCGCCGCGGATGAAATCTGCAAGGCATTCCACGCCGTCTGCGATGGCGCATCTAAGCGCCAAAGAATAATCACGCCCAAAAATAGCAAAGTCCAAAAAATCTTTTTCATAAGTTTACCCCATTAACAATAGTTTAGCCATCAGCGCCCCAATTCCGCCTCCGGTCATTCCGGAGCCGATGCAGATGCCAACCAAAAGCCATTTGCTGTTCATCAGCGAGCGGCCGTGCGGGCAGCTTTGAATGTGCTCTGAAATAATTGATTTTGTAACCTCAAAACATAACTCCCGTGCAATTAGCTTAACCCACTCTTTGTCTTGATCAGTCATAGTCGTCATTGGCCGCTCGTTATCATGTTGGCTGTTTTTTAATGGCACTCAGCCGGGCTGCCCCGGCTGAATGCCAGATTGTAAAGGTTATGCCCATGTTCCGCGCTTGGATACAATCCACCAGCCATTGGCGCCGTCGCCGCGAAGATGCACATAATCCCAGCGCTTTGCTGTGGCCTTGGTGTTTACATAAGTCGCACCATCAGTTCCGCCAAGATTAGCACCCATAATTTTATCGGCGGCAGCAGGAGCTATGGTTATGC